GTGACTGATAATGTCTCTGCCATTTAAAATCTCCTATTTGTATTAAGTATTACTCTCTATAAGGTTGTTCCTGCGTTTGTTACAACAAAGTCAAGAGCAACAAACTCAACAGATCTTGTAGGCTGCAAGAAGATCTTGCCGCGAATGGTGTTGTTTTCAACATCTGCTTGAGTTGTAGTAGTTGTGTCAATAATCACCTTAAATCTATCAACACCTTGAGCATCTTGCACTGACTGCAAGATAGGATTGACAAGGTTTGAAAATCTCTGTAATGTTTCTGATCTGTTAGGCTCGAAGAGCAGAGTATTTGCAATATTTCTGACTTTTCTTCTGACATCAATTAGTAGACGTCTAACATTGACTCTATCAAGCGCAGATGAATTTGCTAGCAATGTTTTTTGTCCCCAAACTGAAAGAGGCTTGCCTGGGAATTTTGCAAGTGGGTTAATGTCTGCATCGTAAAGATCATCAAGATTTGTTCTGTTTAACAGCACGTTTGCAGTGGTGACAGTAGTTAGTGATCCTCTTGTGAATCCTGCAGGAGCAAACCAAGGGTGTCCTACTTTATCGTTTAGTGAGTAAGCACCAATTGTAACGACCGAAGGTGGAACAGAAATTAATCCACCAGTATCAGGATCTTGAATAGTTACATCTGGGAAGTATGCAGCTGCAAACGAAGTATCAAGAACTCTATTCTTAAATCCTGTAACAGTGTTAGAAACATGTGGTGATTGAACTGAAGAAGTAACTACAGTATTGAACTGATCTCTTTCTTCTACGTCCATGATTAACATCGCATCAAATCTATTTTCGACTGTTGAAATCGCATAGTCGGTGATGGATTCATGTCTCATACCTGGAATAGTTAGGAGCTGTATGTCAACATCTGAGGTAGAACCCATAATATCGATTGCTTTTCTAAAAGCACTTATTGTTGGGCCTGAAGTACCGCCTTGATTAGCTTCATCATCAATTTCTCTCTTTGCAGAGTTGTTTGTGAGATCTCTCTGATCTTTGTTAAAGATATTGACACCGTCAAAACCACCTTGCAAAGGAACGGTGAATTTTAAGAATTTTCTGTTAGACACAACACTTAAATCATCTACTGTAAGTCTTCTTGTTTTTGCTGCGTCATCAACTGATATCGATCCGTTTCTAACATAAGAAGCACTTAACCACTGATCGCTGTCTGCTAAACCAGATGATCCTGTGCGAACTTGAATATTTTCAAGAGTAAATTTATTGTTATTGAATCTATCAGAATCTCTAACTGTTCCATTTGCATCAGCGACGCCTGCATTGTCTCCTTCTGAGAAGTTAAATGCATCTAATCTGTGCGTGGGGAAATGCTTGACATAAGTTAAGAATGTATTATCAAACTCTGATATCAAGTTAGGATTTTGAACAGACTTTCTAATATTTGTTTGAACGCCCCAGTAAAGTTCAACATCTTCTCTCTTGCTTGCACCTGTACCTTGCGCGATTGACAATCTAAAAGGTACTGCAGGTTCTACAACTCTGTTATGCGCATCTGCAACATTTAAGACAGCGCTGTTTGCACCGGGTCCTGCGAGTAAAGATCCTGATGTCAAAAGGTGGTTCGGGCCTCTGAAACCCATAGGAAGAGCTTCATCTGGTACTTCTTTGTTTTTAAGATCATCAGAAAGTATAACTCTGATATATCTCGATCTTACATCATGAGATCCTTCAACTACAATCTTTTGAGACTCAACATCACTGTCAAAGTCAAAAAATACTTTCTTATCTCCAATAACTCTGCCTACGAATCGCGCAGAACTTGGATCAAGTGAAAGTCCTCTAAAGCTTTCTAAAACGACTTTTGCATCATCAGAATCATAAAAATCTCTTAAGACAATGTCAAAAGTTCCGAATTTATCTGTAGAAGAATTTGATTTAACAATATTTTCAATTGAGAATTTAAACTTGTTTGTAATTCCACTTCCGTCTGATAATGTCTCTATCTTAAATAAATTGTAAGGTGATGCACCAAACTTTTGAGAGATAACAAAAGGAGAAACAGCATTGCTAAATCTATCTTCGAAAGATTCATAAACAGGAACATCATCGTTTCCTGCGCCAACCGATTCACCTCTGCCAATTCTTCCTACGGATGATGAAAGAATAAAGGCAACAGGTTCTTCGTTGTTTTGATAAGCACCTGCTTTAATAACTCCGGCACCTGTAACAACTGCAAGTGTAGGATGAATGTCGTAGTATCCGTATAGCAAGTGACCTTTTTCTTCGGTTTTAAGCGGGTCTGTATTTAAAACATTTGCGAAATAGTCAGGTGCATACATATCAAAAGAAGCTGTTATGTAAGAAGGGCTAGCATCAGTTGCCTTGTAGCCGTTCATAAACATAACAAATGTGCTTCCACCACCAAGTAGTGAAACTGATCCTGTTGTAAATCCTTTGACAGATGATGAGTTTGCTGCTGCAGAAGGAGCTGTATTAGTTCCGCCGATGTTACCACTTAGGCTCAGAACTACACCGGAAGGTGCTAAAACTACACCTCTAAGAATGGCACTACTTGTTACACTTGTTTGAATCCCTGCATCACTAAGCACAGTGCTACCTGCTGACTCTGACATAAAGCAGCCAAGGAAATAAGTTCTACCTTCACCTTGTCCACCAGTATTTGCGTAAGGATTGTTTCCTTTGATACCGCTTAGCTGCGGTTGTCTTTCACCAACAACAAATCCTGCATTTGTTACGTTTCCTGTAGATGAAGATCTTTCTCTTCCGTTTCCAGCACCTAATACTCTGACATAAGTAAGTGCCTGTGCATTCTTAAGCCATTCATTAGCTGCAATAGGACCAAACTTTTCACCGTCAGAAGCACCAAACGTAAGTTTATATTGACCATAAGTTGCAAATGTAAGAGGAACGAATGCAGGGCCTTCATTGGCTGTTCCTACAATTCCAGCGGGTACTCCGGTTGGGCCAGTAGGAGTTGGACCTGATAGGTCGATCTCACGAGTGCTGACTCCTGCCGATTTAAATGTTAACTCTGCCATTTTTTGTTCTCCAAATATCTATTATAATTATTCAAAACTTACGCCAGAATTTGTAATTATGAAATCTATTGAAATAAATTCTACGGCCCTTGTAGGAACAAGAACTATTCTACCGTTAAGCTTGTTTTGCTCGATATCTTCTGCGGTGTTGTTAGAAGAATCCATTACAATTTTAAAGCTGTCTATACCTTGATTTCCTTGAATCGAAGCAAGCTTAGGTTTAACAAGTGCGATAAATCTTGCTCTTGTTGCAGGAGTGTTTTGTTCAAATATGAGACCGTTAGCAATCTCAGACACTATTCGCTTTACTTCTAGAAGCATTCTTCTAACATTGACTCTGGAGATAGCAGAGTTAGATTGCTGAAGTGTCTTTTGACCGAATATTACAAATCCGCCGTCTGGGAAATTTGCGATGGGATTCATACGAGCTTCGTATAGAATGTTTCTATCTTCAGCTGTTAATCTTACTTTAGTATTTTGAACTGAGCTTAGTGCGCCTCTATTAAAACCTGCAGGAGCAAACCATGGGTAAGCAATTTTATCGTTATAACCGAGCGCACCTAAAGCAATAGCTGAAGAAGGAATTGTGACCGATTCGCCAGTTACATCATCTCTTATGATAACATCAGGGAAATAAGTTGCAACATAGTTGTTATCTATGACTCTTCCTTCAAATTGCTCCACAGTTTTTCTAACACTTGGGCGTGTAGAAGAGTCTTCATAGAGTCTTACAACACTGTCGTCATAAGCTTTTGAATCCATAAGGTAGATAGCTTGACTATATTCCTTTGTCTTTTCAGAAGCATAGTCTGTGACGTAAGTATCTCTTAATTCCAGGTATTACAACTACATTGACTCTTGAAGCAAAAGGATCAGTAATAATTCTAACGGCTGATCTGTAAGAACTAATAGTGTTGTTATCTTTGGCTGTTCCAGGCGAAGCGGCTGAAGACAGGCCTATGTAGCCTGTTGCATCGCCCGCGGCTTTACCACCTTCGTCTATGGATGCAGCTTTATCATTCATCTTTCTCTGATCTCTATCTAACATGTTTAATCCATCAAATCCGCCGTAAAGCATATTTGTGAATTTCATATAGTCAGTAAATCTATTGAAAGCTACAGCTGAAGATCCTGCGATTAAAGATCCAAAAGTCAATCTGTTAAGCGCGCCGTCTAGCACAGTGTATTTAGGTTTAGAAATTCTGCCATTTCTAATGTAAGCTGCCTGAACCATATGCTCAGCAACTGAACCTGTCATTTGAGTTGATATTGCACTATCAAGATTTTGTGCAGTATTAGTAGGCTGATTATAGAAAGCTACTTTGGCTAGAGTAAATTTGTTATCGTTGAAAGCATCTGCGCCAGAGCCTGTAACAAGTGTATCAAGAAGAGCAATACCTAACATTTTTGAATATGAATCAAGAAGTTGATTTCTTTCACCTGATCCATTAGCTTTTAAAATTGCATTTGTAACAACAGCTTCTGATGGAACTCTTTCGAATTTAACACCAAAGAAGAAGCGAGGATCAGCAGATTCTAGTGATCCAGGCTCACCTGTAAAGCTTGGAGTCGAAGAAACTTCGCCTCTTGTTGCTTTAAATCTCATTGGAACTGGAGGCATAATCGAGCCTGTGATTGCAAGCTCTGCACCTGTTCCAATAAAGTGTAATCTAGCAGACGAGTCTTTGTTGATGCTTCCATCGCTGAGTACTGAAGTGTTGTCTGTTAGTGAAGTTGTTGTTTTTAGAACTGGCAATCCTCTAAATCCAAAAGGAAGTGCTGCTGCTGGAACTTGACCATCTTCAACATCAGCACTCATTACGATTCGAACGTAACCAGATCTGTTAGGGCGTTTTCCAGAAACATTTAATCTTCTTTCAGATTCAGTTTCGGCATCAAAGTTGTAATAAACTTTGTAGTCACCAATTTTTGTGCCAACATAATCATCAGATGCAGGATTTAAAGTGCATAGAGAAAACTGCTCTAAAACTTTCATATCAGTATCTGTATCATAGAAATCTCTAACTAAAACTGTAAAAGTTCCATAAGGATTTTTAGGATTAGTTGATCTTCTTAAGTTTGATATGGAAATTTTAACTTTTGCGTTACCTGATACACCGTCATCAAGTGACTCAAAGCTAAATAGATCATACTCTTTTTCACCAAAAGGTTGTGATATAAATGATGTTGATCTTGCAGCTTGATATCTTGTGTTGAAAGATCCAAAAAGTTTTGTGTATGTAGTTCCGGAACCGCCAGCACCGGCAAGTGTAAGTGAAGATCCAGAAAGTATTGCAACAGTTGCTGATCCAGCTTGCTTAACTTTTGCAATTTCATTTTCAACAGGGAAATCAGCATAAAGATAGTGTTGCTCTTCGTTAAATCTATCTGGGTTGGTGTTTAGAATTTTTCCAACATAGTGCTTGCTATCTGGATCTAAAGACGCAGTATAGATTTTAATGCCGGGGATTGATTCATCATTTGCAAATAAAGAACCAGCAGCTGAAGAGAGTACAAGCTTAAATGTGCCCTGCTCAGTTGTTCCATCGTATGTCTTTATTGTAGCAGTGTCATCTGATGTTGCAGGTGCTGAATACGCTTCATCATGATTTAAAACTTCAAATCTTGATCCAGAAGGTGTCATTAGCATTGCTCTAATTAGTCGAACATCACCTGTTGCATCAACTGAACTATTGTCAGAAAAAATTGGAAAACCACTGCTTTCATTTGCTTGAGGATCATGGGCCGCTGCCAAAAACTGCACAACGCCATTAAATCTTCCGTTTGCGTTTGATCTTGTAACATCAGCAAGCAAGAAGCCTGCATTTTTTACAGTTCCTTTTGACTGTGTGTTTGAAATATCTGTTGTTGTGCTATTTGCTCCTGCTCCCAAGACTCTTACGTAAGTCAAGGATGATCTGTTTTTTAACCACTCATTAGCCGCATAAGTTCCAAATTTTTCTGGATCTAATGAACCAAATTTATTTTGGAAATCGATAAATGATCCTACAGTAACAGGAACAAATGCTGGCCCTTTCTGCGCTGTGCCAATGACACCTGCAGGAACGCCTACAATTTCCGTTGTTCTCTGAGTGAGATCAATCTCGCGCTCGAAGAAGCCTGGAGATCTGAAAGTTTGTTCTGCCATCAATTACTCCTAAAATTTCTATTATAACTATGTTTGTTCTCGCTAAACATCTGTTTTATTTATGACTCAATTCTCTCAATTTCTTCAACAATTTCAGATGAAGCTACAGTTTCTCCGGATCTTTGATTTCTTGTTCTTATTTTTGAAAATTCTGTTTTTGTTGATTTTGTAAAAGGATTAACTATGGTGTTCTGTAAGACTTCTCTTGATTCTCCACGAATTAACTCATACTCTTTAATGTTTGTGAGATCTTGAAGAGAATGACGTTTAACAGTTTCTGCTTTTCTTTCAGGCTGATAATCTATCACTTCAGGTGCCCCATTGCTAATTCCAAAATTTATTTCAGGCGCCGACACATAAGATCTCAGCATCTTTGGCATACCTGGATGCTTAGGGTTTATAATGTAGCCAGGAATTGTGACACTAAAAGAGTGTTTGATAATTCTTTCGCTTTCTGAATAATCATCAAGGTTAGTGCCAGAATTTGAAAAAGGTCCTTTGAAAAAGGCAACAAGCTCATATCCGCCTTCAGTTAAAATTGGAATTTCTTCTCCTTGCCCGGTAAAATTTAATAAAAGTGTTTCAAGCATTTGATTTGACTGTTGTATATACTGTGTCCAAAATATTACATCATATGTAACAGCAACAAATTCTGGATAAGGTGCTTGAATAACTTCAAAAATATTTTTACCTAGTTCTTCTCCTAAACTTACTTTTGCAACACCTGAGAATTGTAAATCATTTCTTCTTGTAGTTATTGTTCCTGGTAAAGTTCCAAATCCTGGCGAGGGAGTGCTCGATAAAAAGTGCTTTCTTGAAGACACGTTGTCTTGATTTTTTATGCCTTGCTTGTTGATAATGTTTTGATATTTTCTGTCTCTATTGCTTAGACGATACTTAATGACATAATTTTCTTGCTCTCTAAAAGCGATAGCAGTTTTCTTACCAGATTGATCTGCAGAAAAATCGATTTCTTGTCTCATAACAGATATAAGAGGTAGTATTAAAGCATTTTCTCTATCTCTTATTGGATTTTTTCTTCTTGTTAAAGCAAAACGCTCTCCAGACGCAAAGATAACAGGAACTTTATGAAGAGAATCTTTGTGTTTTACTTCAAAAGAAATCTTCTTGTCAAAAAGTGTAAAAATAGCTCGATCAATATCTTCTATTCCAATAGAAGGAATATCAAAATTTTCAGGTGCGTTATTACCATCAAAATCTTTGATAATTTTTTCACCTTTAGCTTTTTGAGACATTTTATTCTCCTTCGTCGTAGAACGAAGATCCTACTCTGTCGGGATCTCCTTTAGGAGAAACTTCTTTAGGTCCAGTAATTGGTGCATCAAGAACACCGTTTTCTCTAAGTTGTCTAATATCACCTGTTTTTCCAAGTTTATTTTCTTCAAAACCTCGCTGTTGCACAAAAGTTTCTTGAACAGCATCAGCGTCTGAGTATTCTTCTGATGTAGGCCCAAAGATCTTAGATAAAAACTGTCCTTTTCTTGACTGCTTGCCTGTTATTGTTTTGTAGTTTTTATGCTCTATTTGACCAAAAATAACATTTGTGAGTGGGCTTGTAACTACTTCAAAAAATGTCGATCCGTAAGAGAAAAAATCTCCTTCTAAAACTTCAATACCTTTGTCTAAAAGATCTCTAGTTTGAACATAAGCTTCTATTGTGTAATATTGCTCAGATCCAAATCTTGTAGTTTTGACTTCTTGCCCTTGATACTTTACTAAGCAATCAATTTCAATTGGATTTTCAAATACTTTATCAGGTGACTCTTCGTAGATATCATGAACTTTTGATTTGATTTCAGATACTGAAAAATAATAAATCTTTTGTCCAATAACATCCTTGACAAGCTCTTTAGCGATGTCATTAATAAAATTAATCTCTCTTGGTGATATAAAAAGTCGTCCCATGATTTACCCCATCATTATTGCCTTTCCTAAAGGCATTGGAATGTAA